CATATGAAAAATCCTCCATACATAAGTACATAATTATATATCAATTATGTATCACTATGATACAAAAGTCTGTATAAACAACTACTGATCAAAACATCTTTGTTTGAGTTCAAAGATAATCTTTACGTTTGTGATGGTCAGGAACAATCTTCCTTAAGTTGACAGAGAGGAGTCCGTCCTCAAAGGACACATCTGCGACTTCTGTATCGTCTGCCATTGTCCATGCTCTCTTGAAAGATCGTTGAGCCAGTCCCTTATGGACATAGTTGGTGTCGGATTCCTTATCCTCTTTTTGTCCTTCGACGAATAATTTCCCATCTTGTGTATAGACATAAACCTCCTTTTTCTTAAATCCAGCAAGTGCAAGTTCAAGTCGTGATTCAACATTGCTTACTTGAACTAAGTTATATGGGGGATAGTTGGAAGTTGTTTCATGAACATTAAATACACGATTGAAGTATTCATCCATACCAATGCTATTACGAGCAATTTTTTCCATCAAAGTAGGAAGATCTGCAGCAGTATAACGTGCTATGTTAGTCATTATGGTAGCTCCTTTAAAAGCGAGTTTGTATTTTGTGGACCCTTACGGCATCCAATAATAATTTATAATAAATTCATAAAAAAAGGGAGTGTTGTACTCCCTACAAAATTATTCGGTTTCCTCAACCCTTTTCTTTTTAGAACCAATATTATACTTTGTTTCCAAAACCCAATCACCTTTGTCTTTATATGAAAGAACTTTAATTTGATTTAAAGGAGCAATTTCTGTAATATTTTCTGGTTTGACAATAGTAATCAAACCCCAGTCTGCAAGAAGTTGAATAATTCTATTACGACGCTGAATATCATTCACTGTAATATTTGCGTGCTTACCATCAAGGGCAAACAGTTCCTTAAAATGAACGAGATAATATCTACCTTGCTTATGAAGAATGTGGCAAGATTGATAGATTTTCTTTTCCTTTCGTGATGCAACTCCAATGCGGGTCAAAGTTTCACGCACTTTCAAAAAGTCATCAGGTTCATTGAGAACCACTTCTACCATTTGATCGGGCGTCCACTTCACTTCAGGTTCTTGAACGGCACTCATTTTGTTCCTCCAGTTTCAAATTTCGATTTAATAAAAGTAAGTTGTTCTTTAGTAAGAATCCTCAAAGCTTGTTTTGCCTTTTCATTACTATAGCCATAATAACGTTTGACATAATCAAGGTCTTTGATTTTATCTTGACGGAGCCAGGGAGAAAATCTCTTCTTTTTCCTCAGACTATTTAGCAAAAAATCATATTGCATTTTCTTAGAAAGGAAGTGATACTGGTTCATCTCGTTAGTAAACATAATACAATCAATATGACCAGAAAGACACCTATTAATAATATAAGGTGCATATTCCCTTTCCAAAGATGGGTCTTCATCAATTAGGTTCTGTTTCGTCTGATTGATTGAGTTTAGCCAGTCTTTCAATTCCATAATTAAACAATAATAATTCTTTTCTTTTATTTTGCTCTTTCATATATTCACCAACAGACCTCATCGTGTATGTGTGGTCAAATTCTACAGAATTCCATTTCTCAAATCTTTTTTTAATCAATTGAGAAGAATTATAACTAATCAACTGGTCCATACCAGCAGCATCGCAATCAGCAGCAAATTTATCGTGATCAAATCCTTTATGCATTGATCCTTTATTCCCATAGAGATTATCCTTAATATCATAAGGAGGATCGAGGTACACAAAAGAACTCTTGTTTCCATCCATTAGATAATCATAGGAATAATTAGTTATACGCCAGTTTTTAATTAATTTAGAGTATTCTGGCAACTTTTCAATACCTCTCAAACTAAAATTGTGGTCGCTTGCTTGGGCAGAGAAGGAGGAGGATTCTGTAAGTCCACTAAAACTACACTTATTGACAACATAAAAAGCGACAGCGCGATGAATACTTGGTAAACTTTGGTCATTAATTTGCCCCTTTGTATGAATGAAAAGTTCTCTTGCTAAATTAGGATTATTATTTGTCGTTTTCAAATCGACTAAGATATTTTTAAGTTCATCCCCAGAGATCTGCAATTGTTGCCAAAAGTTTACAAGAGGTTCATATAAATCATTAACCCAAATTCCCAGATTTGGATATTTTTTCGTGATGTAGATTGCTACACTTCCACCACCAATGAAAGGTTCTCTAAATTCAGTGTAATTGTTAAGGTCAGGAAAGTACGGTCCCATTTTTTCGCAAGCACGGGATTTACCTCCAGGATACCTAAGAGGAGTTTTAAGAGATTTCATTTAAATTCACACTCACACATAAGTTCAGTAAGACAAGCAAGCATATTTATCTCTTGGTCTGCTACGAATGCTGCCTGATACTGATACTTAGCAATAATAAGCACAGCAGCAGGAATGCTATTGTTTTCAAGGGAGCTATAAACAGAATCGTAAATACGCCGCATAAGTACAGTAGCATCATTATCCAAGTTAGATACCACCCACTTCCTAACTTCAGGGAAGTTTTTCCCCTTAAGATTTTTAATAAGTTCATTTACAGAAATATCGGAAAAAACAGCAAGAATACCAGAATCAATTTTACCACCAGTAGAATATCTCTGAATTTCGTTTAGAACTCTTCGGAAATCAGGGAAATGTTTTGATACCAGTTCCGCAACAACTTTTTCATCATAGTCAATTTTCTCCGAATCCAAGATTTGTTGAACTCTTCGAAAGAAAGATCCTGCAAGTTGAACTTTCTGCTTTCCTTTGATTGTAAAATCGATGACTGCACACCTGGAGTGAAGAGGTTCAATAATTTTGTTTTTGTAGTTGCAGGTGAAGATGAATCGACAGTTGTTATAAAATGCCTCAATATTTGCCCGTAGTAAGAGTTGTACGTCGTTTCCTGTGTTATCAGCCTCATCGATGATGATGACTTTGTGTTTAGAAGATCCCGTAAGTGAGACGGTCGAAGCGAAGTTCTTTGCTTGGTTCCGTACAGTATCCAAGAAACGTCCCTCGTCGGATCCGTTGATGACATAATAATCTGCTCCTAGTTCATTACATAGTGCTTTCGCAATGGTAGTTTTACCAATACCAGGAGGTCCTGCAAGAAGAAGATTTGGAATCTCACCCTTCTCTACAAACTCCTTAAATGTTTTTTTAGTTTCATCAGGAAGAATACAATCCTCAATCACTTGCGGTCTGTATTTTTCTGTCAGAAGAAATTCACTTGTCATAATTTAGACCCAATCAGGTTTGCGTTGTGGCATACGAAGATAGTTTTCAGACACCCAAGTCTTGGATGCAATATATCTTTTATATGCTTCAAATGTATCAATAGTTTTATCATACTTCCACTCCTCAGGCATAGCACGAGCAAATGGAGTCACTTCTGTAATCTTACCTTTGGGAAACAAATAGTATGCATCCACAAGAGTTTTATAACAAGAGTGAGTTTTATTATACCTCAAGCAGTATTCATCTGACAAGTTTAATCCCCACTTGATTAACCAGTAGGCATTATGGATACTTTCCAGTGCCCATTTGGTACAGGGATGATTGCGGAATGCTCCTTTGTCGGTCTTATAGGGGGTTCCATCCGCCTTAGGGAGGGTGCCATACCCGTGTCCCCACTTCTCTGATGCAACGATAGAGAGCATTTGGCAGCACTCTAGGGGCATCTTAACAATGTGTTTGTCAGGGAGACAAATGGCACTCTCAGCAGGCCATGGTGAAGTAGCAAATATATTGATGGTAGGTTCCTCAACTCATTAAGTGTCCAATCACATATTGAATGATTGTTTTAGAGACAATACTTTTTAAGTACATAACTAACTTTATCAGGTTTATCTTCCATCCAATATGCCTCATGCTCAATAAGGTAAGAATTACCTTTGGTTACTTTTAGAGAATTTTTAATATCATTTAACTTCTCTTTTGAAAGAGGCATATTACTCAAAGATATTCCAAAGGGTTTTTTACCGTTACACATATGAGCAATATGTGTAGATTCATGATAAACGGTCTCATTTATATAAAACCTTAAATCAAGTTCACTATTTTTTATGTTAGTTGTACAGATTATAAATTTTTTACGCGGATTATCAA